CGATTGCGCCATCGTCAATTGTGAATATCAGGACAACGCCACCGATAACTATGAAACCACCGATGTCATTGTGACGGCAAGCACGCCGCTGCGGATGCTGATCGACGGTTTCAAGTATGTGCTCGACGGCGGCGCTGGCGGCACACAGATGCAGTCCGTGATCCAGCTCAACGGCGCAGATGATGCAATCATCCGCAACTGCCGGCTGGTGGCGGATGCGGGAACCGGCGTCATCGAGGACGCCACAACCTCCGATCAAATCCTGATCGAGAATTGCGTTATCGAAAATACGGACACCTCGCCGACCGTCGCGGTCCTGCTCACCGCGACCACCACAGGCACAATGCGCTTCGTACACTGCCGCATCGCTTCCGGCACGACCTACATCACCGCTGGCAATGACATGCAGTTCTTCGAATGCTGGGGCGTCGGCACAGATGCTGACCGTGCCAACAGGATCGGTGTGGCCGGTCCGGATTCGGTGGAAGGCGCTCTGTTCGGGGCTGACGGCATCACCACTTTTCCTGAACCGGCAACTCCGGCGGATGGTGTCTCCATAGCCGAGGCGGTAAGTTGGATTTCGTCTCGCACATCCGTCCCCGGTGGCATCAACCCGATGGGTTCGGTCTATTACGTGGCCGCATCCGGCGGGTCGGACGCGGCCACAGGCAATGGCCTTGACCCCAACGAGCCGCTGGCCACCATCGCCACGGCGATCACCAATTCGGCGGCGGGCGACACCATTGTGCTCGGGCCCGGCACGCATTCGGTCGATGTCTCTGCGGCAGCCTTGGCGCCAAAGGCAAACACGAAGATCATCGGGGCCGTTCCTTCCAACGGTGGAAGGCCGACCACGATCATCACCCATGATGCCGATGACGGCGCCGACCTCGTTCTGGTTGATGTGGATGGCGTCTCCTTCGAGGATGTCAATTTCCTCATGGTGGCTGGCGGCACGACTGCGGTTCGTCTCGTGGCGGTTTCCCAGACCACAGCGGTCAATGGGCTGTCGTTCAAGGATTGCTGGTTCAATTTGAACAGCGTCGATGGTTCCGGCGTCATGGCGATCGCGGCCAACGATGCGACCAACGCCACGACCGGACTGTCGGTCCAGCGTTGCCGTTTCACTGGCGGGGACGCCACCAGCAACCAGGCGTCCTACATCCAGATCGGCATTGGCGGCAGCGTTGATGGCCTGTTCGAGGATAGCGTCTTCGTTCTCGAATCCGCCGATGCGGATTGCTACGGATTTGATTTTGTCGATCCGGGCACGACTGGTAAATCCTACGGCAACGTGATCCGCAACAATGACTTCATCGGTCCGGTGGACGCGGGCGAGGACGGCGTTGGCATCTTCTTTGCCGCAGCGATGACCGAAACCGAGATCGTCTCTCTGGTGCGCAACAATTACTTCGCGTACTGCGCTGCGCCCCCGGTCACGATCGACAAGATGAACAAGGGCTTCATCAACAACTACGTCGGCGACAACGCCACAGGCGGAACGCTGGTCGATCCTGGCACGTAATTTGCCTTGATCTTGCTTCCCCCACATCCATTCCCTAACTACAGGAGGGCCAGATGGCCGCTTCACAAGACTGGTTTCTTGAACAGGCCCGCTTGGGCAATATGTACCACGCTTGCTCTGCGGGTGCGGTAACACTCTCGACAGTCAGCACGACCTGCACAGGGCTTGCGCTGTCCAACACCTATGGCTCCGGCAAGTTGCTGGTCGTAAACAAAATCCGCTTCGCACCGTCAACGATCCCTGCCGGCATTTCGGTGGTCGGCATCGCCATTCACACGGCGCTCAGTTCCACCGACACCACCCACACCACGCCGATGGTGATTCACAATGCCATTGCCTCCGGCAACGTTTCGGGTAGCCCGGCTGGACGGGCGGATGCCGCTGCCACGCTTGCATCGACGCCGCTCTGGCTGCGTCCGATTGCGGTGCAAATCAGCGGATCAACGACAACTGCCCCTGTTTATGAAGATTTCACGAACGGGCAAATCATCATCGCGCCGGGCGGTTGCCTGTCGCTCTCGTATCTGACCACGGCGGCAGTGGGAATTTGCTCTGTAACTTGGGTCGAGGTGAAGGCTTAATCGATGGCTCAAATCACGATCACCAAAATGCATGACGGGCCGCGCAATGCGGTCTTTCATGTCTCGGTGTTCGGTGACGGCTCTGGCGAACTGGTGGACGAGGTCATCATCGACCCGGCCACCAGCTTCGACAAGCCCTTGCCACCGGAACCGGCAATGCGCGTCGAAAAACTCTGGTACGATCTCTCCGGCTTCGATGCCTTCTTCGAATTCGATTATCTGACCAGCGACACGCCGGTCTGGACGCTCTCGCAGAGCAATGCCAGTCAGTTGGATTTCTCCGAGATCGGCGGACTGACAGACCGGTCAAATCCGCTTGACGGCACCGGCAAGCTGATGCTGACAACCAGCGGGCTGGCCGATGGCGACTTCGGCACGATCATCGTTTACGCCAAGAAATCCTGATGACAACCTCGGGGACGTACACCAGCGAGACGCCGGACTTTGCCGGGTTCATAAATGACGCTTACGAAAGAATCGGCGTGGATCCGGCAAACCTGTCCCACCGTCATCTCGAAAGCGCCCGCCGCTCGATGGGCTTCGTCTTCCGCGACATCGAAAACGATTGCGGATATCGTGCGAGAGCTTATGCCATTGCACGTGAAACACAAGCGCTCGTTGCGGATGATCAGGCGTTCCAGTTGCCTGCCGGAACCATCGATGTCCTCGACGCCGTCTATGTCGAGGGGTCGACGATCCGGCAGCCCTTGCAGCGCACGGATCGGTATGATCATGAACTGCTGCTGACCAACAGCACGTCGGGCAGGCCATCCTTGTATTTCGTCACCCGCGAGATCCCTGCCGAGCTGAGCTACATCTCAGACACGGCAGCGGCAACGTGGGCGCCGGGCGGGCAGACGGCAAGCCTCAACTACCAGGACCGGCCTTTGCTGGTGCTGTGGCCAACTGTGAGCGCTACAAGCACACTAGTGTTCTATAGAGTCAGGCGGACCCAAGATGCCTCGGGCCTGTCCGACGACATCGACATCGCGCCGGAATATCATCATGCGGTTGTGTCCGGACTTGCAGCCGATCTGTCCATCAAGTTCGCGCCGGATCGCACCGCCATGCTTGCCGGTATCTATGAGATCGCGAAAGACCGTGCGGCAACGTCCGGGCCAAACCACGGTGATCTGATGCTTTCCGGTCGATGGTCGAGAAGGCGGCGGCGCATCTGATGGCTGGATTTTATATCAAGAAGCCATTTGGCTTTTGCCAGCGCACAGACCGCAAAGTCCCGCTCGATCGGATCATCGAAGACGGCGAAATCCCCGGCCTTCTCGTGGACCGCAACGACGCCGACAAGCCGCACCCGCAGCGGCGCCTGATGCAGATCCCGCCCGATCTGCCGCCGACCCGGCCATCGCCGCCGCTCGACGCCGAGCACGCAACGGTCAAGATCGGCAATAATGGCGATCCCCTCACCGGGCAGGCTATCCTTAATCCGGCGGTGATTGCCGCCGTCACCAGCGTCACAGTCACCGTCACCTGATGCGCAAGCAGAAGCAGTACGGCTATTGCCAACGCACGAGCCGCCGCGTCTATCTCAACCGCCTCGTCGAAGACGGCGAACTGCCGGGACTGCTGGTCGCGCCGCGCGATGCCGACGATGAGCACCCGCAGAAGATCCTCAAACCCCTTGGCCCGGACCTGCCCATCCGCAGACCGGCTCCGCCCTACGCCTCGATCGGCACGACCGTCCGGCAGGGCGAGCAGGGCGATCCGAGCGATGGCAGCGCGCTGACCAATCCAACCGCATCGACCGCGGTGACCGGCGTCACCATCACCGTCTCCGACGACGCCGGTCTCGGCTACGGCGTGGACGGCTACAGCACAGGCCCGTGGAGCCAATAGATGGCCTATTCGTCAACCTTCTCATCGCTGAAGACCGAACTCCAGAACTATCTGGAAGATACGACAGCGGAATACACCGCACAGCAGGCCAACATCATCGCCCGCGCGCAAGACCGCGTGCAGATGGATCTCAACCTGGAGATCTGGCACGAGACGACAAGTTCGACAGTCGGCGCGGCGGCAACCTCGCTGGCCCGTCCGTCAGGCTGCATGAAGGTCATCTATCTGTATTTCCCGAGCGCCGGGATATTTGCGGAAAAGCGCACGCTGGCCTATTGCAAGGCATATGGCGGGTCAGCTACGCCGAAATTCTACAATGACGACAGCGCCACAACGCTCTACCTCGCACCGGCAAACGCCAGTTCGCAATCCTATGAACTGCGCCAGTTGACCAGAGTGGCAGCGCTGTCAGACGCCAACACGTCGAACTGGATCTCAACCAACGTGCCGGAACTCCTGTTCCACGCCGCCGTGGTCGAGTCCGAGCAGTTCCTCAAGGACGAGGCCAAGGTGAAAGACGCCAATGACGCCTATGCGCAGCGGCTTGTCGTCGATCTCGACCGCTTCGCCGATCTCATTCACCGCGAATATTCGCTGCCGCAGACGATGAGGACGGCATAATCGATGGCGATAACACAAACGATCTGCGCATCCTTCAAGCTGGAATCGTGGCAGGCGATCCATGATTTCGACAGCGATACGTTCAAGATGGCGCTTTACAACAGCGCGACCGCATCGCTTGACGCAGACACGACAGCCTACACGACGACTGGCGAAATCACCGGAACCGGCTATACGGCAGGCGGGCAGGCTCTCGCCATCACCACAGACTATCCGCAGCTCAATTCCAGCAATCAGGTCGAGGTACGCTTCGACTCCGAAGCCTGGACATCCGCGACATTCTCCGCCGACGGCGCGCTGATCTACAATTCATCGAAGTCGAACCGTGCCGTTGCCGTACTCTCATTCGGGTCGCTGCGCGCCGTATCGAACGGCACGTTCACCGTGTCATTCCCGACCAGCCTTCCCGCCACGCTCCGCCTCCTATAGGACCAATCACACATGGCATCAACCGCAACGACACGCCTTCGCCTTGAGAAAATGGCGGATGGCGAGAATGACGGAACCTGGGGTCCGAAGATGACGGCGGTCCTCGACCGCGTTGATGAAGCGGTTGCTGGATCTACGGCTGTCGCCACTACGGGCGGCACGACGACGCTGACCTCGAACAACTTTACCTCCGATGAAGCGCGGGCTGCTATTCTCGAAGTAACCGGCACGCTTGCGTCCAACGCCACAATCCGTATTCCGGCCGTCTCCAAGCTGTATGTCGTAGACAACGGCACGAGCGGCAGCTTTACCGTCACGGTCGAAGTGTCCGGTGGGACCGGCGCTGTCGTGCCGCAAGGTGAGGTCCGGCAGGTCAAATGCGATGGCACGGATTGTGCTCTGGTTGGATCAGGGTCAGCGACGGCCACGCAATCCGGCATTGTTGAACTCGCTACGTCCGCCGAAGCGGAAACGGGGACAGACACCGCGCGCGCAGTAACTCCTGCTGGAGTGGTGGCGTCTATAAATGCCAATTCTGCCGTTTCGGTAGTTGAAGCCGGCGCACTCTCATCACAGGCTACGCTCGACATAGACCTCGGCACAGCGGATATGTACGAGATCGATCTGATTAGTGTTTTGCCACAGACTGACGCGCAGGAATTTCAGGCGTTGTTCAGTCAAAGTAGCACCTTTTTGACCGGTGCCGGTGATTATGGGTGGGGCACGAACTCCGGATCAATCCAGCAGAGCGCATCTGATACTGAAATCGGTATAATCAGCGACGTTGGTAGCGGCGCTACTGAAGGTCTGACGGTTACGGTCAGGATTTTCCGACCGTCTGCTGCGTCGTTCCTGAAGCGGTTAACAACATTTGGCGGCTATTGGGATGCGTCATCAAGCCAATATTTCAGTATAGTAGGCAGCGGAACGCTTCTGGATAACACTGATGCAATCGATGGCGTCCGCTTTCTCTTTGCATCAGGTAATATAGCTAGCGGTTATTACGCGGTGAGGTCTTACAGCTTTACCTGACCGAATTACTTGATAAGCAAGGCTAACAAAACGACACAAAAAACAATATTTAATGCTATCGATGCCACAAAAAGCCGATAGCGAGGCGGATGGATTACTAGCTCGTTGTCTTTTAAACTCCATTCATGTTTCATGATGTCCCCCATTACGCGCGTGAACAACCTTACAAACCTTTCCCCATGAAAGCAAGCATCAGATAAAATGAGCCTGACACCGCTTGACATACCGCCCGGCATCATCAAGGAAGACAGTGCCTATGCATCGCGTGGGCGGTATGTCGATGGCAACAATGTCCGTTTCTTCAAACGCTTTCCGGAGAAAATCGGCGGCTATGTCGAACTATCGGAGTCGAGCGTCGATCTCGAAGATCCAGCGCGCGGCGCGCATGTCTGGCGTACGCTGAACGGAACGGCCTATCTGGCCTTCGGCACGCGGCGCAAGCTCTGGCTCTATGACGATAACGATACCCTCTATGACATCACGCCGATCCGGGACAGCGGCCAGCTCACCGATCCGTTCGATACGGTCGACACGGATGAGACCGTCACCGTAAATGATACGGGGCACGGTGCTGCGGTCGGCGATACGGTCATCTTCGACAACGCCACGGCTGTCGGCGGCATCACCATCGACGGGGCTTATGTCGTCACGACCGTTCCGGGCGCCAACAGTTATACGATCGAGCATACATCCGCTGCAACATCCACAGTCAGCGGCGGCGGCGGTACGGTCGATTACGAGTATGAAATCACCATCGGCCTCGATGAAAGCACGGAGACGGTCGAGACGCTGGCATGGGGCGAGGGAACCTGGGATGAAGGCCCGTGGGGCGGCTCGGTGCCAACGCTGGCCGGAACGCTTGCCTTCCGCATTTGGACACTCGACAATTGGGGCGAGGATCTGGTTGCCACCTATTGGGGTGGGGCAATGTATCATTGGGATGCATCCGCCGGAACCGGAACGCGGGCGGCTGCGATCTCGAACTCGCCATCCGTCGTCAACGGTCTCTATGTCTCTCAGGACACACGCCACATCGTAGCGCTCGGCGCGCATGACGGTTCAGCGCAAGACCCGCTCCTGACCGCATGGGCCGATCAGGAAACACTGACGACCTGGACGGCGAGCGCCACGAATACGGCCGGCGACAAGCTGATCGAGTCCGGCAACGATATTGTGGGCTCCATCTCGACACGCTTCGGCCGCCTCATCGTTACGGACCTCTCCGCCCATATCATGACCTTTACCGGCTCGCCATTTACATTCGGCATCCGCAAGGTCGGCGAACGCTGCGGAATGCTCAGCCCGCATGCCGGAGTGACGTTCAACGATCTGGCCTTCTGGATGGGCCGCGGCCGGTTCTTCATGTTCGACGGAGCGGTGCGCGAGATCGAATGCGATCTTCAGGATGAAGTGTTCGATAATCTCAATCTCGTGCAGGCGTTCAAGGTCACGTCCGGCACGGTGGTCGACAAGCATGAGGTCTGGTGGTTCTATCCGACGCTAAGCGATTTGCAGAACACCAAGGCAATCATCTACAATGTCAAGGACCGCGTCTGGTATCCCTCAGATTTTGCCAGGAGCGCATGGCTCGACAAGAACGTGTTCACTTCAAAGCCGGTGGCCGTAGACAATTCCGGGATGATGTTTCTCCATGAAAGCGGATCTGACGCCAATGGCTCAGCGCTATCCTATTACCTCCAGTCCGGCGATATGGAACTCGGCAACGGC